GTACTCAGTAGCTAGAGCAGATGATCCAAAAGAAACTGGCATGAAGGTTTCTGAAAGTCAACCTGCTTTAAAAGGAAAGTCAGGACCTATGACTAAGAAAGAATCTGATGCTGAAAAGAAAAAGAAGTTAAAGAAGTTATCACAAATTCCTTATGCAGGCTAAAGGTAAAAGCTCTTTAAAGAAGGCAGGGGTATCTGGGTTTAATAAACCGAAGAGAACCCCTAACCATCCTACCAAGTCTCATGTTGTAGTAATAAAGAAGAACAACAAGGTTAAGACTATAAGGTTTGGTGAGCAAGGAGCTAGTACAGCAGGAAGTCCTAAGAAAGGTGAATCTAAGAAGATGAAACTTAAAAGAAAGTCATTCAAGGCTAGACATAAAAAGAATATAGATAAAGGACCAGAGTCACCTGCATATTGGGCAAACAAAGTAAAATGGTAGATGAATACACTATGGAAACCACACAAAGGTCAACAAACTCTTGCACTGCAAGTAAATGATGTTTCAGAGATTTTATACGGAGGCAGTAGAGGTGGTGGCAAAACAGATGCAGGGATTGTATGGCTACTTAAAGAAAGTAACAACCCTAACTTCAGAGGCTTGGTCATTCGTAAGAACAGTGAAGATCTGGCAGACTGGATTGACAGGGCAGGAAGGCTCTACACCCATGCAACGATTTCTGGAAAGCCTGCAACCATTAAGTTCCCAAGTGGAGCAATCATCAGAACAGGTCACCTCAAAGACGACCAAGCATACACGAAGTACCAAGGGCACGAGTACCACAGAATTGTAATTGAAGAACTTACTCAGATACCAACTGAGGAGAGCTATTTGAAATTGATATCGAGTTGTAGATCCACAGTAGAAGGTTTAACACCTCAAGTGTTTGCTACTGCTAACCCCGGAGGTAAAGGTCATAACTGGGTAAAGCAGAGATGGCAGATAGGGGTCAAGCCAGTAAACAAGTCCTTTCCAGACCCAGTAAGCAAAAGACTGAGAATGTTTATACCAGCTACAGTAGATGACAACCCTACCCTAGTCAAGAGTGATCCAGACTATGTTAGATTCTTAGACAGTCTGCCTGAACCTTTAAGGTCAGCTTGGAGAAACGGGGACTGGAATGTATTCAGTGGGCAGTACTTTGCAGAGTTTCACCCAAGAGTACATCATATAAGTGAGGACAATGCAAAAAGACTAGGATACGGAAGACCACATAACTCTAAGTATATAGGTATTGACTGGGGTTTTGCTAATCCCTTTGCATGTATCTGGATAGAGGTAACACCTAATAACAGGGTGTTCTGTTACAGGGAGTTGTATGGGACTGAGAAACATCCTACACAGTGGGGTGAGCAGATCTCAGAGTTGTCAAGGGAAGAAACAATAGTAATGAGCATGGGAGATCCTAGTATGTGGCAGAGGAATCCAATGTCTTGGAACAAGCCAGAGAATCCAATGTACTCACCAACGAGTGTGGCAAACGGACTGATAGGTGATCCTTCAAGACCAATGGTACCAAACCTTCAACCGGCTAACAACAACAGAGTTAACGGATGGAGAAACCTAGCACAGCTTATGCACTTTACCGATAAGAAGGCACCAAACTTCTTCATAGTACAGGGGAGCTGTCCTAACCTTTTAAGGACAATACCGATGCAGATAAGGGACGAGAAGAACCCTGAAGATGTAGATACGACTGGAGAGGATCATATACTCGATGCACTTAGGTATGCACTGTCAAGTGTAATAGCACCAGTGGCACCTAGTAAGAAGTTAACCAAGATAGACAGAGACATAGAAAGATTAAAAGAGTTACCACTAAACAATAACAACGATTGGAACTGGAGCTTTAATGAATAGGAAAAATATGTTTATTAAAATAAAAAAGAAGAAAAAGAAAAAGAAGTTAAACCTTAAGAAAACAAAAAAGTATAGCAAGGGTTACGATGCAGGGGATCAAGCATCACAGGAAACAATTGGAGGTGAAGGTGTCTAAAGTTAAAATTAAAAAGAAAAAGAAATATAAAAAGAAAAAGATGAAGTCAACAGGAAGAGTGTATATTAAGAAAAACAGAACACCAGATCCTTATCCATACACAGGTGGTGGTGAAGCTGAATCAAATACAACATCAGGTCCCGGAGGACAATAATGGCTAGAAAAGATTATCCAGATATTTCACCAGAGAACTACAACCCAGATGCTGGTGATGCTATGGAAGTTAAAAAATTAGAGAAGAAGTTTGAAGAGTCTAAGAAAGCAAAACAGCACAAGGTTCCAAGATGGAGAAGGAACGAGGAGCTGTACAACGGTAACTTTCTAAAGCCATTTAACCTTCCTAAATACAAATCAAGGATAGTGGCAAACACTGTCCATTCAACAATAGAGACAATGTACTCCATAGTAACAGACAGAGAGCCGAAGGTTGATGTAATGCCTCGTAGGGAGGAGCAGGTAGATAAAGCAAGAACTGCACAGGAAACGATAGAGGCTATATTTGAAAAATCTAAAGTCCAAAGAGCTGTAGCTATGATGAAAAGGGATGGGTTAATATACGGAAATGGATTTATTAAAATGGTTTATGATGACAGCAAAGGAGAAATTAAATATCTTAACCCAGACCCATATACAGTTTTCTTTGATCCTCTATGTACTAATATGTCGAATGCAAAGTGTGTTGTCTTTGCAACACCTACATATCTATCTGAGATTCGTGATAAATATACTAAAGGCAAGTATGTCAAAGATGAAGGAAGGTTAACAGAGTATAAGTCTTTTGTTAAGCTATCCAAACAAGAAAAAGAAGATAAAGATAATTTTAATGTAAGAACTGAAGGTCCACTGGAAGAATCAGATACAAGCAGTCAAGACTATGCAGGTGGTCAAGCCTTACTCAAGGAGGCTTGGTACTACGAGGGTGATACTTTATACCTTGCAACGTGGGCAGGAAATGTTCTCCTCCAAAAAGAACAATCTCCCTACAACTTCATACCCCTAGTAACCTTCAAAAACTATCAGAATGCTCATACAATATGGGGCAAGGGTGAGCCAGAGCCTATAGAAAGTCTATGTGTAGGAACTGCAATACTTCTGTCACAGGGAATTGATAATATTATATATCATGGAAACCCAGCAATGGTTATGAGCAAGGCAATGGCTAAAACAGTGGGCAACAGACCGAGTGATAAACCGGGTCAGATATACTATACAAATGGTCCACACGAACAAGTAAACAGACTGCCTGCTGGCAATATATCAAGCTCAACCCTGCCTATGGCTCAGACACTTATGCAGATGACAGATACAGTAAGTGGTGTGCATGATATTACCCAAGGTCGTAACCCTTCTGGAGTTACAGCATCAAGGGCAATACAGCAACTGCAAGAGGCAAGTCAGCAGGTTATAAGGGCAAAGGAAAGAGAAATAGGAACAGACTCTATTATAGACCTTTACAAGTACACACTTAGAATGCTTGCTATGAACTTCTCAAGAGAGATAGATGTAAGAACATTTTCACAGAGTGGTGCAGGCTATGAGTTTAAAAAAGTTAACCCTATAGACCTAGATCCTGATATGGACTTTAAATATGTACCCGGTAGCTCTATGCCAGAATCAAGGGCATCTCGTATGGATCAGGCTATGGATCTACTACAGATGGGACTACTAGACCCAGAGAAGTTCTGGAGATGGGTACAGAAAGATATATCTAAGGATATACTAAACGAAATACTTGAACAGAAAGAGCAGATGCAACAGCAGTACCAGCAAGACATAGAGACAATGCAGACATCTGAAGATCCACAAGAGATTACAGATGCACAGCTAAGAATAAGACAAATGATGGGGATGCAGGATGAGCAAGCAGAAGCTCCACAGTAGAGGTATAGTAACACTAAAGAACTGGTGTGAGAAGAACGGATACGATGGTGTAACTAAGGAGTGTGTTATATCTGCATCTAACTCACCTGACAAAGAAGTTCAAGATATGGCTAAACAATATAAATTAAAATCAATAGCAGGAGGAAGTGATGGCAAAGGTAAAGGTAAAAAAGAAAAAGTCTACTTCAGCAGATAAAAAGAAGTATTCGGCTAAAGGTCTTTCAAAGGCTGTAAGATCTTTAAGTAAAGGAAGAGCTAGCTCTGAGTATATGAAGTATGGTGATATTCAAAAGGTTTCAGATGTAGACACCAGAACATCTGTAGGGGCAGGAAGAAGAACCTACAGCAGAGATTCTTTTGGTGCCAGTGGTTGGGCAAACAGATTGTACACAACTGGAGGAAAGCCAGCAGGTACAAAGTTTACACATGGAGGAAAGGTTTATAGAATAGTAGCTGGATCTCCAAGTGCCACAGCACAAGAGGTAAAGGTTTAACATGGCAAAGATTAAAAAGAAAAAGAAATCATCAATAAAAATTAAAATGAAGCAGAGTCCCCAGTCTAAAGGAAGGGCATCTTCTGAGTACATGAAGTACGGTGACGT